AAAGAGAGGAAAAGTTAACACGAATGGAAACACCTACGTCTACATGGCAATTCGGCGTGGTCCAATGGCTACACCAACCGCAGCGTCTAGTGTGTTTGATATTCAAAATTCTACTACCAATAACCCTGCTTTTACTTCTGATAATATTATAGACACAGCTATGTTTACAAGTAAAGGTTCTAGTGACAATAGGTACTGGTCTTACAGATTAAAGGACAAGGGATATATATATAGTAACGCCAATAACATTCAAAATTCTGGTCAGAATGCATGGGATTTTGGAGCATCACAGTTTGGTCATTATCATAACTCCGGTGGTTTATCGGGCTATATAGGCTACTTTTGGAGGCGTGCTCCTGGTTTTCACGATGTGGTTATTTATACGGGTAATGATAATGCAAGAACGATAACTCATAATCTTGGCGTTGCGCCTGAAATGATGTGGATAAAAGGTATAGATTCGACGCCGCAGGATTGGGTGGTATATTATGGAGATGCAACAGATTACTTAAAATTAAATAAAACTGATGCAACAGCAGATGGTGATTTTGCTTGGAATGATACTGCACCAACATCAAGCGTTTTTTCATTAGGTAATGGCGGTATAGTTAATGGATCAGGTAAAAATTTTGTAGCTTTTCTTTTTGCTACACTTGCAGGGGTATCTAAAGTAGGCTCTGTGTCTCACTCTGGCAGTTCAACTGACGTAGACTGTGGATTTTCTTCAGGAGCCTCTCTTGTTATGTTGAAACGTACAGACTCAACAGGGGATTGGTACTGGTGGGACTCTACGAGTGGTATAGTCTCAGGTAATGATCCTTATATTTTGTTAAATACAAATGCCGCACAAGTTACTAACACAGACTTAATAGACCCACTATCATCAGGCTTTACTATTACAGATGATTTTACAGATGGTGACTATATCTTCTACGCAATAGCAGCCATATAGGTGAACAATGGGATTACTTAGATACAGAGAAACAGGTGAAGTAATTACAGAGGAAGAGTTTCGTTTTAGGAACAGAAAGCGTAGACCTCATAATGTACCACCTATGGGTCAGCTAACGAGAGAGTGGTTAGACGGTGAGGGTGTTGATCCTGTGCTTCCTGGACCAAAGATAGGATCAGTATATAATGGTGCATACAAACACTCTGATGGAAACTGGTACACACAGTGGTCAAACAATTAACACTTGCATTTTATTGAACAATATGATATAACTGTCTCCTAATAACAATAATAATAACGGAGTTTAACTTGTCTAACAAACTAGCTATAACAACTACACTAAATCAAGCACTACCTACTGCTGCCCCTGAGTACAAATCTATGCTGACAAATATCTCTGAAAAGATGCCAGCAGTTACACAGGCTACCAGCAACTTCCACAAATCACACAGTCAGTTTATGGGAGTTACACTTGATGTAACAGCTATTACCCCCATACGTAGCATTAAGCATACCCTAGCTGAAATAGATAAAACAAGGGCTGCACTACAAGAGGCTTACATAAGTGTGAGAAAAAAAGAAGTACAGTTAAAAAAGAAAGAACGTAAACTTGCAACTTGTGTTGATGACTTACAGCTAGAGTTACTAGAGATAGAGATACTAGAGATACAAGGACAATTAGAATCATCACGTAATCACATGCAAGGTGCAGTACGTAAAATGAACTTCTTTACTAATCAGTATGACAACCTGATGAAAAAGATAGGTAAAGAAGAACTAACAGAAGAGGACTATGAACTAGAAGAAGCACGTTATCACATCATGACTTGTATGAAGCAAGCATTAAATAGTGCCAGACCACGAAACGGACACATTGATGAGGGTAACATGATATACTTATTTGATCTGGGTATTAGTGGAGCACAAGCGCAAGCAGAAGTTTTTGCATACCTAAATTGGGAGAATGAGTTACTTAAAGAAAATAAAGCCCCTGAACATCATCACACAGTAGCATGGTTAGAGGCTTGTGCAGATAAGTGGGCGGGATGTCCTGCAGCATTTGCTAACAGTAGAGGGTTTGATGTTTTTGACCCTACGTCACTGGCTAATACGCCACAACTAGAGGATAAAACAAATGGCAGAACTGACGGAAGAACAGATAGAAGCAATGTTAGACAGGGCAGCAAAAAAAGGCGCAAGTCAAGCACTGCGAGAGATAGGGTTGCAGGATGAAGATGCAGCAAGTGATATTAAAGAAATGCGTAGTCTGCTAGATGCTTGGAGATTAACGAAAAGAAGTATATGGTCTACAACAGTAAAGATGGGAACAGTAGCCGTACTAACATTTATAGCCACAGCAGTCTGGATGACATTTAAATAATACAAGCGTAGGGGAGAACGCTTAATGATTGATCCAGTAACTGCAATAGCAGGGGCCACTGCTGCGTTTAATGCTCTTAAAAAAGGCATACAGGTTGGCAAAGATCTGCAAGATATGGGTAGTCAACTTTCTAAGTGGGCAGGTGCAATAGCTGACTTAGACTTTGCAGATCGTCAGAACCAAAAACCCTCATGGTATAAGACGCTAGGTGGTGGTGTACAAGCAGAAGCTATGGAAATATTTGCAGCAAAACAAAAAGCTGCTAATATGAGACAAGAGTTAAAGGATTTTATATCGGTTGTGTATGGACCCTCAAAGTGGCAAGAGATATTAGAAATAGAAGCACAATTAAGAAAACAAAAAAGAGAACATGAACACAGACAAATGGAAATAAAACAAGCAATTATAGAATGGACTTTAGGAACTTTGTTATTTTTAGTTCTTGTAACTAGTCTGTTTGGATTTGTATGGTTAGGAACTAGATAATGCCAATTTTTAGTACAAGTGATAATTTACCTGCGGGTACTCCTCTTAAGGCAGGGGAAAGTCGTGATATTGATAAAGCGATAGCAGAGGGTAATCCGGCTCTTGCGGGTGTAACTATAAATGCTGCAGGTAATTATGTTGGCCCTGATGGCAGAGAACTTACCTCTGCGGGTGGTACTACAACAGTTGTTGATGTAACAAATGCTACAGATGAAGAGAAACAGGCTATTGCTAAGTTAGCAGAGGTTCATTTTTTAGCTCAAACTACAGGTATAAATAGCTCTGTTTTAGATAAAGCAATGCAAGATGTAGGTATTGATCTAAGTGATCCAAGGAGAGAAAGTTATAAACAGCAGATACTTGATCAATCTGGTTATAACTATGGTGATCCATCTAAAACTTTTGATACTAATCCTTATACTGGTGATGACCCAGCAATTAACATACTTAGAGAAGGATTAAAATTACAGCCTACAGATGAAGATCTTTCTGCTTCAGGATTAGATCCTGATGTTTATATGCCTGTAAACGATAATGTAGCTAATTCTATATTCTTAAAAGAACAACTAGAAAAAATGGGTACAGGTGTATTAGGTTATACAGGTAACGCCATTTTAAGAAGAGAAAATAGAGCAGATATTGCTGCATATGAAAAAGATATTAATGAACAAATAAAAGAAAATCCAGAGAGTTTTTATTTTAAAAGGTTCGGTGATTTAACTTACGGTCAAGGCACACTTAATATACTTGAATGGGGAGATATAAAACCAAAACAACAAGAGAGAGTTATACCAACTACTACCCAAAGTGGTCAACCTGTTACGGTTCAAGAAGTGGCACAGACTCCAACACCCACTGCAACTCCTGGTGTGGTAACAAAAGCTGATCCTGCTACTTTAGATATTGGCTCTGAGGCTATAACACCATACTTTAACCCACCAAATACTACACCTACATCTACAACAGCTACCCCTGCAGAAGATTTCTCCCTTGGTATTACAAGACAAGGCACAGCGTTTGATGCCAGAACAGCACAGCAAGCCCAGTTTTTTCAGCCACAAACTCTGGCAGAAATGCGTCAAGCAGGTCAAGATACGTCTGCATTTACACTAACTCAAAGACTATACAGAAATCCCCTGACAGGTCAACAAATTTACATTCCTTTTTATGGGGATCAACCCGCATCTCCTATTCCTGCTGGGTTTGTTAAGGTTGATGTTACTGGACAATCACCATTTGGTTTACCAGCAAATGTATTTAACCCTGTTACTGCTGACAAACAATATACACCTCCTGCGGCTGTAAATCAAGGGGGAGTAATTCAAGGGTATCAACCTGGTGGTATAGTAAGCCCCCCAATTAATTTTAAACCTGGTGGCACAGTAAAAGAAGATGGAGGTGCCTACTATATTGAGTATCCTGATGGATCAAAATCTCAAAATTATGATACAGCATTGAATGCTAATCAGGCAAGAAAGACCGCAACAACTAACCTGGGTCTTCCTGATTATACTCAGTATTTATCACAACAAGGTATTGATAGGGATTCGCCAGGTTATGATTTTGATACTGTTTATGAAACGTATCAGTCTTATCTTCAAGGTTTTGCTTCTGATGCTACAGGAGATGCTGCAGGAGATGCTGCAGAAGATACTACAGGAGATACTACAGCAGATGCTGCAACACAAACTCTTAATCCATCTAATGTTTATGGAGATGTATTCTTTCAAGATCCTGTATCGGGACAGTTAGTCAAGCAAAGTCCTAGTGAGTATATACAAACAAAACAAAACATAGAGGCACAGACAAGAGTAAACCCTGCATCTGCAGTAGCACCTATGGGTGTTCAATACCTAACTGAAATGGCAGCACCAGGAACAGTTATAGAAGCTACTGCAGGGAGAGCTATACCTGTCGCCCCTGTAATAGCTGGGGATCAAATAGCTCAAGTTTCTGATGTGACACAATCTACAGGCGCAGTAAATCCTGGTGCAGCACAAATGCCATTTACACAGGCTGCACCTACAGTTAAAGCACAAACATTTACTCCAGCTACTCAACGAGTTCCTGCTAGAGATGCAGAAGGTAATGTCTTAACAGATGCCCAAGGTAATCCTATAATGGTTAGTGCTCCTACTAGAGAGATTGTTGCACAACAAACACGTGGCCCCTCTATTGGTCAACCTTTAACTGATATACAAGGTAATGTACTTAGAGATGCTGAAGGTAATGTAATATTTAATGTAGAGGCTGCTACAGGAACTGCTACTGATGTTACTCCCCCAACAGTTAGAGCTATTGAAACGATGCAGGGTACAAGTGAGTTAGTAACTGCTGATGCTATTGATACATCAAGAGTTGATACAGCCTTTGGCACTGGTCAGGTACAAGCTGCATCTATTACAGGTGAACTAGCAACCTTAATGAAAGACTTTGAAGGTGGAGATACCCCAGCTTGGGCTGCAGGAGCCATGAGACAGGCTACGGCAATCATGAATGAACGTGGACTAGGTGCATCTACTATGGCTGGTCAGGCTATTGTACAAGCTGCTATGGAGTCTGCACTACCTATTGCACAAATAGAGGCTGGTAACAAACAACAGATTGCAATGTTTAATGCGCAGCAAAGAGCTAACTTCTTAAAACTAGACTTTGATCAAAAGTTCCAAGCTCT